GAAGCGGGTGAGGTGCATTACCTTGCCTTTGACGTGCTGAAAACCCGTATCGGCCGACACATGAACGATGTCTATGGCGTACCTGGAAAGATACTTATCACCTGCAACCCTAAGAAGAACTGGCTGTACCGTGACTTCTATAAGCCGTGGAGAGAAGGAAAGCTGGAAGAACCGTATGCTTTCATTCAGGCATTGGTTCAGGATAACCCTTGGGCTACAGAGGACTATATCGAGAGCCTTCGTAATACGAAGGATAGGGTGACGAAGGAACGTCTGTATTTCGGGAACTGGGAGTATGACAATGACCCGACAGCCCTTTGTGATTACGATGCTATCTGTGACCTGTTCACGAATGAGTTTGTCAAGCCTGCCGGGGATTCTTCCGGTTCTGCTGACCTTGCCATGAAGGGGCGTGACCGATTTGTCGCCGGGCATTGGAAAGGGAATGTCTGCTACCTCAAGCTGGATCAGGAGTACAGCACAGGGAAATCCATCGAGACAGACCTGAAGCGCATGATGATAGAGTGTTCCATCCCACGCAGCCGGATGATAGCGGACTCTGACGGGCTTGGCAGCTATCTTGAAAGCTATCTGAACGGAATCAGGGAGTTCCATGGAGGAACACGACCCATCAATCCTGAGTATGACAACCTGAAATCGGAATGTGCTTTCAAACTGGCGGAGATGATAAACAATCGCCTTCTCCGTATAGTATGTACGGAAGCACAGAAGGAGCGAATCATTGAAGAGCTTGGGGTGTTGAAGCAGGACCACATAGATGCGGATACGAGAAAGAAGGGAATTATCAGCAAGGAAAAGATGAAGGAGATACTTGGCCGCTCTCCTGACTATCTTGACATGCTGATTATGGCGATGTTTTTCAGGATAAAACCAGTGTTAAGGCGGCCGAAAGCAAAACTTGGGAATATATGACGGTAAAGGAGTTGTTGGTAGTTGGTAATCTGTCACGCGGTATTGAAGGAGAGCTTGAGAAGCTACGTAAACCGTGGAAAGTAGGAAAGGTCAGGACACCTGATACCTTGAATGACATGAATATGGGTGAGCTTATGCAGTTGCAGTCAATCAGTACAGAGAAGGAAACGATAATGGTTCCTTGTCGTGTGCTTTTGGGAATGTCGGAGCGTGAGGTGATGAGGACTGATGCATCTGAGGTTATCGGCTTTTGCTTCTGGGTGGCCAGGGAAGTAAAACGGATAAACAAGCTGTTTGCTTCCACGTCCGTTCCTCCTACTCCGGAGGAGAAGCAGGCTGGAGCAGAAGCATTGAATTTCGGGCCGTTCGGACTGCTTGACTATTATGCACTGAGAATGGGAATAACGGACCATGAGGCGGTAGAATATGTTCCGTGGGTGCGTGTGTATAAATGCCTGGATATGGATGCCAGGAAGATGAGGTATGAACGCAGGTTACGTAAAATCTTGGAGGGAAAGAAGAAATGACAGTAGAAGAGAAGGTTAGGAAAATAGTGGAACAGATGGGAGTTACCTATCTGTTTGAGAACTGGCAGGCTGCCAATGTAAGGCTTGACAAGATGCAGCTTCCTGCCGTGATGTATGTGCTTCCGGCTTCCGGAAATCTGAATGTGGGGCTTATGCAGATGAAAGACTTTCCTAACTGCATGATAGCCTTTATGGACAAAACGAAGCATGATTTCTCCGGTGAAGAGAATGACATGGTGATAGAACGATGCAAGTCTTTGGCCAGGGAGTTTATACTGAACGTGAACAGAAGCGGAATGTTTGAGCCTGTACAGGGTGACATTCAGTATTCGGTGTTCTATGATAAGCTGGACGTGAATGTGACGGGGATTGTCATCCAGATTCCTTTGAAGGAAATAAGAGGAATCGTGATATGCCCTACAAAAACAGTGAAGGAGATAGTGTATGGAACTTCTGCTGAGGGATAAGGTGATGGAGCTTGTGTCTTCAGAACTTGAAGCATTGAAACAGAAGGTAATCGAAAACCAGAAGAACTCCGGTCAGGTTGCTTCCGGCAGAACGATAGCCAGCATGAAGGTAGAGGTTACGGAGGATGGCGGTGTTCTGTGGGGACGTAGCCCGTTCGGGACACTGGAGACCGGACGAAAGCCTGGTAAGGTGCCGGCAGGATTCTGGAAGATAATCCGGCAATGGATGGATGACAAGGGCATCCAGGTACAGAAGCCTGATTCCTTTGCTTACCTTGTGGCGAGAAAGATAGCCAATGAAGGGACACAGCTATTCCGGAATGGCGGTAGGGATGATATTTATTCTCCTGAAGTGAAGGATACGGTAGAAAGGGTATCGCAGGGTATCGGTATTCTGTTCGGGAGTGAAGTGGAACATATAAATCTTAATTTCAATGAGAACGGGAACTATTAACGGATGCAGTATTAAATATCCGGATGAAGTGGTATTCTGCTTTAATCCGAATATGATTACAGTGAATACTTCCAGTGATGTCACTTTTGTAATATCTTCCGATAGCGGAGGTTCCGGAGGTGTATTCGATACTACATTTGACAGGACGTTTACGATTGTGAAGAGACCGTATTTTTCGGATAATCGTGATGAATACGCTAATTATGTAGAACTTGACATATCCGCATATCTTCAGGCATGTTTCGATATTAACAGAAGTGGAGGGATGGTTGAGTCAAAAGTGGTTCATGTTAAAGTGACCATATCAGGAGTTTCTATGTCTTTTGATGTGACGGCTATATGGGGAGCTATGAATATCGGTGAGCAGTTTGATGCTCCACGTACCGTAGTACATTTTACGAAGTATCCATTTACTGTAACGATATTTGACCAGATGATTAAGCATGTGAGTCCTTCTGACGTACCGGAATATGTAAAAGTCGTGGAGGATGATTCTGAAGATGGTATTTATTTGCGCTGGATAGACCGTCATGGATTTTACCAGTATTGGCTTTTCCAGGAAGGGTCAAACGAAAATAAATCTGAGGAATATGGAGAGCATCTTATGGAAAACTTTTATGGGAGCAAGTATGGGTATTACGGCGTATCCAGAATTCAGGGAAAGACTACCGAGGGAACCAAAAAGGCATGTGCGTCATTGGTTTCTAAGGAGATATTCAACATGCTGCTTTCAATACATTCTTCTCCTCTTGTCGATATGTATGTGGATGAGACCTGGGTTCCGGTTGGTATAAAAGCTGATACGGCTGTTGATTCAGGTGAGCACCTGCAGGATTTTGAGATAACGGTCATATTGCCAACTATAATTTCGCAGAACTTATGAGAGATGAATTATATATTGACGGGACGAAAGTGGATATGGGGGAGTCCGGTGTTTCTCTTGAATACCGTAGCAATATCCTGACTGATATTAGCAAGATTGTAAGTAATTTCAGCTATACGATTAAGCTGCCGAAGACAAAGAATAACCTTCGGCTGATAGAATGTGCTCATATACCCAGTGCAGTGAGCAGCTTCCCATATCTTCCTCATGTAGGTACTTTATTACGTGACGGTGTGCAGATCGTTGATGGAGCCAATGTGGTATTGATGTCAGTAAGTGACACTATAGAGATTGCTCTTTCATGGGGAAACGCTAATGGCTTTTCAAAAATTATTGAGTTTGAAGGAAACATAGATGATTTGGATTATGGGTTAGATGATTATATTTTTTGGATGTATGATATATCTCCAGATGAAGATGCACCTATTATGAATTATGGCTTCAGAAGCACAGAGAAACATGTGTCTTACCATCCGGTTGTATCCGCTAAATGGCTTTTGGATAGGATACAGAGTCAGTTTGGTGTGAAATTCTTGTTCCCCTCTGATAAGCAGGATATTCTTCAACTCTTGAAAATCCCGTTGCTGAAAAAAGAGGATGCACAGAAGCATGTGGATGCAAATCGGGTACTATTGACTTTGAATGGGCTGAAAAAAACTGATGGAGCTTTTCGGTTTTATCAATTGTTGTTTTACGGTCTTGTACAATCCTATTATATTGAATATTATAAGGATGGTATTTTTACATCAGCTTTTAAGCCAAAGTTTAACGACTTGCAGCTGAACTATTCGATAGATTGCAAATTAGTTTATGTTGGAGGTGCATACAAGAATGGAGGATACTTGGATATAGTAGATGCTGACACCGGAGAGATAATAGACCAGGTAAATGCGTGTGAAGTTATTGATAGAGGGAATGATAATTATGAGTGTCATTTCAAGAAGGATTTGTCGTTGGAGCCGTATGATAAGACAATTTACATAAGTACAACAGTTTCTAAAACTGGTGATGATAGCGTTAATCTGGTTTCTGGAAGTATAACTCTTGAAGCAAAAGTATCTGAGGTAGGGGCCGATATAGGAGAGTACAACAAGTATTTTACCGTACCAAATTTGCCATCAATAAAATTGATAGACTTTATTAAGTCTATAGCTTATATGCTTGGCGTTTTTGCGGTTCCGGGTGATAACAACGACATACATTTCGTATCGTTTGACTCGGTGATAGAAAATAAAAGTAATGCAGTAGATTGGTCTGGAAGGGTTTTGATTAATGATTATGGTGATGCAGCACGTAATATTAGTTATCAGTTGAATGACTTCACCCAGAAAAACTGGTTCCGCTATAAGGAAGATGATAATGTTACTGAGAATTATGATTCGTTTATAGCAGTTGAGAATAGGGCGTTAGATTATGAAAGAGATGCTGTCTCACTTCCTTTTTCTGCTTGTGATACGTTGGGAGGTGTGGCAAGTATCCCGTTGTATTCGTATAATGATGATGGAGAGCTGGAATATGATAGTGGGATGAATCCACGAATCGTTTTATATGATTCTGAGACTCGTTCAGGTGTTTTCTATCCGTTAAGATGGGAGGAGTTGATAAGACAGCATTATGCATCGTATCAGGAAGTGGTCAGACAGCCAAAGGTTATAAAGGAGCTTGTTCTTTTATCTGCTCCGGAATTGGCCGTACTTGACTTGCTTAAACCTGTATACATACGACAATACGGTTCATATTTTGCGATTGTGAAGGTGAAAACCAAGGAGAATAATATATGCGAAGTTGAATTGCTAAAAATATAGTGTTATGGCGGATAAGGTGGAGAAAATCCTTGACATCAAGGTGAATTACAATGAAGCTGTAAAGGCGATAGCGGAATACCAGACGAAGATTGATGCGGCCAGGGATGCAGAAAAGAACCTGAAAAAGCAGTTGAAGGATGGGGAAATATCCCGTCAGCAGTATAACGAGGAGATGGCTGCGTCAAAGATTGCCATTGCAGATTATAATGATGCGATACGTATCATCAACAAGACAGTACAGAATCAGATTAAGCAGGAGAAAGAGCAGGAGGGGAGTCTGAAAGCACTACGCGCTGAACTGTCTAATTTGACGGCTGAATATGATGCTCTGTCGGAAGCTGAAAGAAAGGGGGCCAGTGGTGAGGAACTGAAAAATAAGATAAACGAGGTTACGGATGCTTTGAAAGGTGGAGAGGAGGAAACGCAGAGGTATTACCGGAATGTGGGTAACTACGAGGAAGCGATTAAGAGTGCGGTTTCAAGCAATATTCCGTTTATTGGAACATTAATACAGACTCAGGATGAGATGGGAAGTGTGAAGGCAGGTGCTGTGGCTGCAGGTGCTGCCGTGAAGAATTTTTCAAAGACACTTCTTGCATTGTTGGCCAACCCGATTGTTGCTATTCTTACTGCGATTTCCGTGGTGATTATGGCTGTAGCTAAAGGTATTAAATCGAGTGAGGAAAATACAAGCCGATGGAATGTTGTTCTTGCTCCATTGAAAATGGCCTTGGATGCCGTGGGTAAAGTGCTGCAGATTGTGGCAAGCGGAATACTTTCTGTTGTAGAAGCTGGTGGTAAGATGATGGGATGGATTACCAAGCAGCTTGAAAAACTTCCGGTACTTGGTAAATATGTGGCAGAGGTGAACAAGGAGAATGAGAGATACATTGCTATGGCAAAGGAGCAGGCGGCAATAGACAGGGATACACGAAACCTTCAGGTGCAGAATGCAAAGAATGCTCTTCAGATAGCTACTTTGAAGGCAAAGGCTGACGATGAACTGAATGTGTCTGCGAAGGAACGTATGGAAGCTATCAGGGAAGCTAACAGACTGGAGGAGGAAGCCAGCAAGAAGAACTACGAACTGGCCAAGAGAAGATATGAATTGATGGTACAGCAGAATGCGATGGCTGAGAACACCAAGGAAACCAATGATGCTATTGCTCAGGCTGAGGTGGAGATGTATAATGCGTTGACTGAGTATCAGGATAAAAGGGGTGAATTGCTTGGTCGTGAGGTGTCTTTGGCTAACGAAATAAAATCGGCTGAAAAGGAAAAATCGGATGCGGCTATTGCTGCAAAGCAGAAAGAGATGGAAGCGGTAAGAGCGGCAGAGGATGCCATGCTGGCTCTTGTGAAAGATGGGCGTGATAAACAAAGTAAGGAGATAACCTTACAGTATAATCGTCAGATTGAGGATTTGCGTACGAGGCTGAAAACAGAGACAGACCTTACAGTAAAGGCCCGCCAGGCTATCAACGACCAGATAAAAGCTCTGGAACAGCAGAAGGCTGCTGAGTTGCAAAAGCTGTCTGAGGAGGAGTTACAGAAAGAGATAGACAATCGTACCAAGCTTATTTCCTTACAGCTTGAAGCCGTAAAGGAAGGTAGTGAGCAGGAATATCAGTTGAGGATGCAGCAGCTACTTGCCCAGCGTGATGCCGAGCTTGCTGACAAGGAACTGACCGAGCAAATGAAGCTTGCCATCGTGGACAAGTATGACAAGCAGATGGACGATCTGATATTACAGCGTGAGCAGGAAATATCGGATAAGCAGCAGGAAGCCGTCAGACTGAGAATGGAGAATGAAATTATGCAGCTCCAGCAGTCCGGTGCAAGTGAACTGGAGATACTTCAGGAACAGGCTTCACAGAAATTAGAACTGTTGAACAGCATACAGCAGCAGGAAGGGGAGAGTGAACAGGAGTTCCTTAACCGTAAGCTTCAGGCTAATCAGGAATATATCGATGCGAAGAAGGCCATTGCAGACAAGGAGGTTGAGATAGAGCAGGTAAAATTCCAGGCAATAGAGACAATAACATCAGGTCTGTCATCCGCCTTTGAAACATTGGGTGAAAATAATAAGACTTTTGCCATACTCTCAAAGACACTGGCTCTTGCTGAGATTGCCATCAATACCGGAAAGGCTCTGGCTGCCGGTATAGCACAGGCTCAGTCTGTCCCGTTCCCGGCTAACTTGGCAGCTATCGCAACGACAGTAGCAACGATACTTTCTAATATTGCTGTAGCTACAAAAACGGTAAAAAGTGCTAAATTTGCAACAGGTGGTTTAGTCACCGGACCAGGCACCGGAACAAGCGACAGCATACCTGCACAGCTTAGTAACGGTGAGTCGGTGATGACGGCCAGAGCCACCTCGATGTTTGCTCCTTTGCTCTCATCATTCAATCAGATGGGAGGGGGAGTTCCTATCAACGTGACACAGACAAGTAGTCAGGCTCTCGGAGAGGACATGCTGGCCAGAGCTGTCGCCAAAGGAGTTCAGTCTATGCGTCCGGTTGTTTCGGTTGAAGAGATAACCAGTGTGAGTAACCGTGTAAAAGTATTGGAGAATCTTGGTAATGTATGAACGTGTATGAATTTCTAAATACACATAAGGGAGTGATGGAGCAGTTACAGACGCTCCCGGTACAGCCGTCGGACGTGAGATACCTTGAACTTTACAAGGAATACAGCCGTCTGATGAAAGAAGGGCATAAGAAAACCTACGTATTGCAGTACCTTTCAGACGAATACAGCGTGGATGAGAGGACGATATACAGGGTTGTAAAGAAGTTTTCCACGGAAGTGGATATGTAATTGTTTGAGGTGGGCAGCGGCTCACCTCTTTTTGTTTGAAAAATCGACTGACAAGGCGTGTCAGTGCTATTCCTTTCAAAAATTCTTATAGCCATATCGCGTTCACTACCTTTGTTTCAAACAATTACGAGATATGGCGAAATTATTTATCAACAAAGACATTGTAGCTGATACCGAAAAAATGGAAAACTGGTATCTGACTGGCGTTGATGGTATGTCCTTCTCTGATGTACAGGATTTTCTTGGATGGATTGCTCCGGATGACAATCACATTGATATTGAATTACACTCGTGCGGTGGTGATGTGGCTGAAGGATATGCGATATATGATGCTTTAAGGGCTACTGGGAAGGAAATTTCTGCTACTGTAGTAGGACGATGTGCTTCAATGGCGACAGTAATTCTTTTGGCAGCTCCTATCGAGCGCAGAAAGATGTATCCGCACGCAAAGATTCTTATTCATTCACCTTATTGTCCTGGTGTAGAAGGTTCTCTTGATATTTCAGCGCTTGAATCCTTAAAAGCTGGGTTGGAAGCAGAGCGTGAACGTATGATTTCAATCTATGTTGAGCGCTGTGGGGTTGATCGTGCGGTGATAGAGGAACAAATGGCTAAAGAAACATGGTTTGGTGGTGAGGTGGCCAAGCAACTTGGATTTGTGAGTGAGGTAATTATGCCGAAGTCAGCTAAAGTAGTATCTAACAATAAATTTATGGGAAAAAAAGAAAATGAAGTTACGGTAAGCAAGTCATTGCTTGACCGTATGCTGGCCAAGTTAGGCTATGCAAAAATCGAAGATGTTCCTGCGGTAGCGTTGGAGCTTACAACTGCAGGTGGCGACACATTGACAGTAGAGCGTGAAGAAGGTGAACCGCAAGTAGGTGACGCGGCAAGCCCGGATGGGGAACACGTAATGCCAGACGGGAAGACTATCGTAGTGACTGACGGCGTAATTACCGAAATCCGTGAAGCTGAAAGTGGAAATGATGATACAGCAGCATTGGAGGCACGTATCGCAGAATTGGAACAGCAGGTTTCTGACTTGACAGCCAACGCCAAGACAGAGGATGATGTCAGAATCCTGGATGCAGTGGCTAAGGCTGGAGGAATTGAAAAACTGACTAAAGCGGCCGCAAGCAAGTACACTCCTGCAGGACGTACTACTACTATCGGTAAAAAGACTGAGACAAAGAAAGTGAGCAAGATTGGACAGAAATTGGAGAAAATCAAAGAAGAAAGAAAAGGAGGTAACAAATGACGTGGGAACAGTTAAGCAATCTGACACCTGATAATGGTGCAATTAGAGATTTGAAAGATTTGATTATTGCAGAGATTTTTACCGACCCTGAACTGGAGCGCTTCTTCACTCTTGTACAGAACGCTAAGAATGGTGAAAAAATTGGTTATCGTGGTGCAATGAGTGATGTCGGTTGGGCTGGCTCTGGTTGTAATCCAAGCTATAAAAGTGCAACCATTCAATTCCTGGAAAAAGAATGGTCAATTGGTGATTGGCAAGTTCCTTTGAAGTGGTGTTATACAGAACTGATTAATACTATTGCTGAATATTGTCTGAAAACAGGGACTGAAATTGGCGATTTGACTTCGACTGAATATATGGATGATATTGTTTATCCAGCATTGAAAGATGCGATGATGAGCATGATGTGGCGATTTGTATGGTTCTCAGATAAGGATGCAAAACTTCATTCTAACTCTGGAGTCTTGTCTACAGGAACTGATGTGGAATTGTTTAAAACGACAGACGGTTTGTGGAAACGACTTTTTGCTGTTGGAACTGCCAGTGCTGGTCAAAAAACAGCTATTGCAGCTAATGGTGAAGCGACGATGGCCGAACAGTTTAGCAAGTTGAAGGAGTCTGGAGTAGCAATCGGAATCTTCGATGCGATGCTTGAAAATGCAGATGCCCGAATTGCAGGTTTGCCAGGTGCTGGTATCTTCTGTACTAAGACGCTTGCAGATGCATTGACAAAAGACTTGAAGCGTGAATATAAGGAAATCCTTACATGGGAGCAGGTATTTGGAGGAATGAAAATGACAGAGTACAATGGTGCTCCTGTATACCAGATTCCGGTGTGGGATAGAATGATTATGAAATACCAGAATGACGGAACGAAACTTAATCTTCCTCACCGTGCTGTGTTTGGTTCTCCTCGTGAAATGTTGGTCGGAACTCCAGCTAATGACCTGATTTCAGAACTGGATATTTGGTTTGATAAAAAAGACCGTATGAACTATCTGTATTCCACGGGTAAGATGGGAACACAAATTGGTCAGGATGATTTGTTCCAGTTGGCTTATTAACGAAAAGGAGGAGTTATGTCAGGAATCTGTGACAATGCAATAAAAAGGGACATCGTGGCAAGCTGCGATGACCCGCTCGTTCCTGGAGTAGAGCAGGAAGGCGTTATCATGAACCGGAAGGACATAGATTTCGCTACAGTAGCATTCAATGCAACGCGTAAGAATGTGATTGAAACGCTGGCCTTGAAGGAAGGCAAGAAAGCCTATAAGGTTATTGTGCCTGGAAGCACTCCGTTTACCGGGACGAACACGGCACTTGCTGTCGGTACGTATCAGAATACGTTTACCAATACGGTGAATATGGTGATTCTTGCCAATGACCCGGACGTGTGTGCGGACATTATTGACGGGCTGGCAAACGGTGAATATGTGGTAATCCTGGAGAACAAGGCGAAGAACTTGCAGAAGGAAGAGAATCCGGGTGATTCTGCATTCCAGATTTATGGTTATTACCAAGGCTTGAAGGCTGCCGAAATTAGCAACGACAAATATTCGGAAGAAACCGATGGTGGCTGGTCAGTATCTCTGCAGGAAACAAAAGTGCCAAAGTCTGCTTTGTTCCTTTACAAGACAGACTACGAGACTACCAAGACGGCTATCGATACGTTGACATCTCCAGCAGCTTGATATGGAAGTGATTGATGTGGTTAATAGGTTGAAGGAGTTGGGAAGCATTGCTTCCCTCTCTTCTTCTGACAAGGCAGAGATTGAAAACCTTTATGTGCTTGTCCTTGATAAGAAGTTTGTCCGCACATCTTGTAGCGACTGCTATCATGATGCGGTGATAGAAATGAGTGTTTACCTTAACAAGAACGGAAAGATGAAAGAAAAATCAGAATACGGCTTGAAGAACGGTGTTCTCCTGCAGATGGGATTTGGCAGTAGCGAAATGTATACGAATGCCAACCTTACTGATGAAGCAGCAGAGAAGTATCTGGCGAAATACCCGGACAACATTAAGTATTTCTCAAAGAAACCCGATGACTGGGAAGAACGTGTAAAGTCCAGAAAGGACGGAAATGTGGTGATTAATGACGAGCTTGTCTCTCTCATGGTGGAAGCTATGAAGGATGGAGTTTCAAGTAAGTCAATTCAGGAAGAGTTCAAGGGTTATAAAATCTCCGGAAAGACTATTACAAAAAAAGTCCTGACAGCTCACGTAAACAAGGCTCTGGAAGTATTTGCTGATATGCGGGAGAATCCTGAAGGAAGTGAAGAAGGCAGTGAGAATGGGGATAATCATGAATCTACTGATGGGCAGACCGATGAAGAAGGAGAAGCGGTAGAAGGCGCTGAATAAATTAAAACCTCACGGAATTATGAAAGTAAAGGAACTTAGGAAGAAGAGCAGTGTAAGGGTAGATATACGCTATTTGCAGCAGCTTGGGATACAGTCTTACGGGGATGACAACCTCTATCCGCAGACGGTAAGAAATATCATTGCAGCGAGTTCTACCGGAAGTGAATGTGCTGACCGTTTCGCGGATTTCATTGAAGGTAACGGATTCCGTGAGGTTTCTTTTTCGGAGTATGTGGTAAACCGGAAGGGAGATACGGCTGATGACATACATTCTCTTGTTTGCCGGGATATGGCAGACTTCAATGGAATTGCCATTCATGTAAATTACAACATTTTTGGCCAGATTGTAGAGATTCAGCATGTCCCATTTGAAAACTGTCGGCTGATTGAAGAAGATGATAACGGATATGTAGCTAAGATTGCCGTGCATCCTGACTGGAGCGGTGTGAAAACCAGGAAAGGGAAGAAGATACGTGTAGCAAAAGAGAATATCGACTACATTGATGTGTTCAATCCGTTGAAATCTGTTGTTTTGGCACAGATTGAAGCTGCTGGAGGGATAGAATATTACAAGGGGCAGGTTCTATGGGTATCCATGGCCGGAAAACAGACTTATCCGGTAGGTAAATCTGACCGTGTCATTACTGAGATGAGCACGGATGAAGGGCTTTCCAACGTGAAATTCAGGAATGTGCGCAATAATTTCCTTCCGTCCGGTATGGTTGTCACTAAGAAAGGCTCGGATATTGTCAGATACGATGAAAAAGGTAATGAAATAAAGATTCCGGAGGATGACGGATTTTCTGATAGCCTTGTCAAGCTTCAGGGGGATACAAATTCCTTGAAACTTATAGAGGTAACGCTTGAAAATGATGAAGAAAAGCCTGAATTTATCCCGTTCACTACACAGAATTATGATAAGGAGTTTACCGTTACGGATGCAAGTGTGGTGGAGCGCATTTATTCCGCCTATGGTCAGGAGCCGTGGTATTGTATCCGTATCGGGAAAGTGGGATTTTCCGGCGATATTTTGGAAGATGCCTTTGAATACTATAATTCTATCGTCAGCAAGCAACAGCGCTTAATAGAGCGCACGTTTGACCGTATTTTCCGCAACTGGTATGAGGTGGCAAACCCGTCAATGGATTTTAGTGTACAACCATTAAAGTATATAAGAAATGCAGCAGTATCTGATAACAACGCTTGAGGTCGCAGATTTGTCACGTAGCATGTCCGTGCATGTGGATGAAGATAAGATAGAGACGTATATACGTGAATCGGAGAGTATTGATATAAAGGCTGCTCTTGGTGATGCCTTGTATCTTGATGTAAAGGAGAATCCTGAGAAATATGAGCTTCTTCTTGATGGAGGTACGTATGAGGACAAGTGTGGAGAGAAAAAGATATTCATGGGTATTAAGACGGCGTTGGCATATTATACCTATGCACGGATCGTGAAGAACGGTGACGGAAATGTGACAAGATACGGATTTGTTCATAAGGAGGATGAATACAGCAGCCGTCCTGACATCAAGGAAAAGGTTATGGCCTATAACGATGCGTTTTCTATCGCTGATAGATACCTGAAGGAGTGTGTAAGGTTTCTTGAAGAGAAAAAGGCTGATTATCCGCTTTACAAGGGAAGCGGAAAAATTAAAGCAAACAGGACTGTATTTAGAATTTTAGGAGATTAATATGGATAGTATCGAGATGCTAAAGGAGTTGTCTTTGCTTATTCGTAATGCTACGAAAAGCGGAGAGAATACGGCTGAACGGGTGGGTAGAACATTTGTTGGCATAGTCGATATCTTATCAACTGTTACCCTTGACAAGCTAAGGAAGATATTTTTGCAGAAGGATTGTGAGGATGAAACGAAGTATCTCATTAAGCTCCTTGGCGGTATTATATCTCCTTTCCTTACATCACCCGACTTCGTAACCGGAATGATGGGTGCGGGCATGTCATTCTCTTCAGAAAAGGGCGGCGAGTCTGTCGGATGGATTGACAAACTGTACGTGCGCAAGAAAGCTATCTTCCAGTTACTTTCAATAATGGAGACCGAGCTGGCCGGAGCTTCCTTCATGTTCAACGCCAGCGGGGCCAGAGCAACGATTACTAAGGTCGAGTTTATAGAAAAAAAGGGAATTCGTTTCAAGGATGGTAAAGGAGTCAAGTTCTCAGACGGGAAAAGAGGTTACTCATCTCCTGGAACTTATGGTTCTGTTTATCGCTGTTACTTCCTTGCAGATGATGGTGAGAAAGCCATAGAAAATCGTTTTAAGCCAGGGAATTTAGTACGCTCACAGTCCTTTAATATTAAGGAAGGCGCGTATGACGGCGTATCCAATCACTATTGGTGGCGTCTGGTGGAAAATGTTGGTGATAACTGGATAGAGGTATCCGTGAATCATTGTGACGAAGGCAGCGACATACCGGCAGTTGGAGATGTGATGGTACAACTTGGAGACGTATCGGATACGGATTTTCAGGCTGCAATCGTGTTGTCTGCATACGGAGACGGTGCGCCTTCTCTTACCTTCTATCAGGGGATAAGTTCTTACTCCCTCTCCGGGAAAGATATAGTTTCAATCGGATATGATCGTCTAACTAAAGAAGGATACTTTAATGTTTATGGAAAGACATATATCGGTAATAGGGACAAGACAAATTATATCAGACTTGCTTCTGGAGAAATAGAGGTACGTGCAGCAAGAATATTGTTGTCAAATGGTGAAAGCGTTGTAGATGTAGCAGAGAAAAATATCTCAATTAAACTTGGTGCCACGGGTATTGACATCGAAAAAAATGAGATTGTTATTTCTTCAGATAAGTTTAAAATTAAAAGTTCTGAAGGGAAAGGAATAGCCGTGTTTACGGTTAAAAATGGGAAACCACTTCTTCTTACAGAGTGCATAGATGTAAACTCGTTAAAAGTGAAACATCTGGATGGTGCAGACGGTACATTTTCGGGTGAACTGAAAGCCGCTAAAGGTACTTTTTCCGGAACAATATCTGCCGATGGTGCTAAGATTGGAGGTTTCACTATAGACAACGGTTCCTTGAATTGGAAGGGAATGGATTTTTTCGGCA